TCCCAGGGGCTTCTTGAATTGTAGTCCAAACATTGTCTGCGCCTTCTTTAATGGACTTCCATAAATTGTTAAACCATTCTCCTGTAGATTTCCATGCATTCTGAATCCATTCTACTGCCGAGCTTACAGCAGACTTGATTCCCTCCCATAAGCCAATCCAAAAGTTTCTAAAATCTTCACTCGTATTCCAAAGATAGATGAAACCTACAACGAGTAGTGCTACCGCAGCTATAACCAGAAAAACCGGATTTGTAAGAAGACCCATTACTTTACTTAATCCACTAAACAATTTTGAACTTTCACTTAAAGCTTTAAAAGCTACTTTTACCCTATTGATCCATATAATTACTGAACCAATCATAAAAATTAACGGTCCTATAGCAGCGACAATTGCTCCTATGGCAACCACTAATTTTTGAGTTGATTCTGGAGCACTCACAAATTTCTCTACTAAGCCAGAAATGGCATCTGCTACTTTTTTGATGGATGGTGCTAGAATCTTTTGAATTACAATAGCTGCTGACTCAAAAGCTCCAAACATTTGCTCGATGGAAGAATTCATATTATCTTGCATGGTCCGAGCCATATCGTCAGCTGCACCATCAGAATCTTTCAGAGATTTTGTTAATTTGCCCAATGAATCAGGTCCTTTATCAATCAAAGCCATCATCCCTGATAATGATTCTTGCCCATATAGTGTTACTAAAGCATTTTGTTGTTGTTCAGGCGTCAGGCCTTCAAAAGCTTTTTTAAGTAATTCTACTTGAGTTTTTAAAGGTTTCATTTTACCGTCAGCATCATAAAACGAAACACCTAAATTATCCATTGTATCTTGCATAGCCTTTGTTGGCCTTGCTAACCTAGACAATGCTCCTCGCAACGTTGTACCTGCTTGAGAACCCTTAATGCCTGCGTCACTCATAATACCAATAGCTGCTGCAGTTTCTTCCAAAGAAATCCCCATTGAATTAGCTACAGGAGCAACATACTTCAATGCTTCTCCCATGTCTCCAACTTCCGCATTGGTGTCCGCAGCAGCACGAGCAAATACATCAGCGACATGTCCTGCTTCACTTGCTTCTAAACCAAATCCTCTCAAAGCAGTAGCAGTATTTTCAGAAGCTAGAGCCACATCCCCTCCAGATACAGCTGCTAAGTCTAAAAGACCCGGCATTGCTTTCATGATTTCTTGTGCGCTAAATCCAGCAGAAGCTAAGTTTTCCATTCCAGCAGCTGACTCCTTAGCGCTAAATGCTGTCTTAGCACCCAAATCGATTGCTTGCTGTTTCATCTGTTCAAATGTGTCGCCTGTTGCTCCTGATATAGCTTTTACACGACTCATTTGTTCTTCGAAGTCGCCACCAACTTTAGCAGCTGCTACGCCTACTCCTATAAGAGGAGTGGTAATATACTTTGTCATTGCGGCACCAGTACCTTGCATCACTTTACCTACAGCGGTTGTCATACTATTTGATTTCTTTTCAAAAGTCTTAACAGCATCTTGCGCATCTTTAAAAGTCTTTACAAATCCACTATCTGTGGCTTTTAATAAGGCTTCAACAGAAAATTGTTCCATGATTCTCCTCCTTTCCTCAAGAGTTAGCTTTAGTTAGTAAGCTTTGGAATTTTTTATCTTGTTTTGAAAGTTCGGAAACTCCCATGATTGAATCTTCGATTTTTTGATAATTGAAGAATTCTTCAAAGGATCGATATACAGGAACTGTCTTTTTGCCTACTTTTTTCTCCGCTTGTACTTGCTGATTTGCCCACGCTAATTCGTGAATCAACTTTTCTTTGTCAAGCCAAGATAACTGGGCTGCAGTCATACGAATGTTGTATTCATATAACGTCATTCTTTCGATATCTGAGATATTGGTCATTCCCAAATATCGAAAAGAATTGATAAGAATTTGTTCGTATGCCAGTGCAGAATCTATTCCGCTTGTTGTTTTTCCGCTTCTTTCAATTTCTGATTCAGGTTTCGGACCGCTAACTTTCCCGCGTTCGACTCCGCCAATTCTTTTAGGACTTCATCAAACAATTTTTCGATGTCTTTAACTTCATCGATGTAATCATCCATTTCATCCAACGTAATAGTTTCTTCTTCTGTTCTATTTGCTATTTCTAAGACTCGTGACAACGTGTTGACATTATAAGAACGTAATTCCGGTAAGACTTTTGCTGAGAGTCCCATTCCAAATTCCATATTTCCATCGATGAAAGGCATCACTTTGTCTAATTCACGTACAAATTTAGTGCCAAATTTAAACGAATATTCTTTACCTTTAATTTTTAATTTCAATGTTTTTCATCCTCCTAAAATAAAAAAGAGAGCATCTAAGCCCTCTTATGCTCCTGTCGAAGTTGCTTTCACGGTATCTTTGAATGTATATTGAACGACAGCAGCTTGATCTTCTGTCAAGGTTGCATAACCATCTTGACCAACACCATTTACTGCAAATGATAAACTTAATTCAACGTTATCCTCTGCAGCAGCCGATGGAGTAAATTCAGACACATATGCTTGGTAATAAGTAGCTTTGTACTTATTTGCATTATCATCTGTTCCCTGTTCTGCTTTGTTGATTTCCCAAATTTCAATGATATCGCCATTTAATAAGGCTTGTTTCATTTCATCTACATGAGAATCTCCTTTAGCAACTATTGAAGTAGCCGAAAAATCATATTCAACCGGGCTTAAACTTTGAACGTTTCCGTCTTTTGTCACTGTAGAGTCTGAATCTCTTGATAATCCATTTTCATGTTCTGTTTGAAATGCCATTTTCCAAGCAGCTTCCTGAGTTTCTTTTTTCAATAAGCGATAAAGCAAAATGACATCAATACCTTTTAATGCTTCCATGTTCTTCCTCCTATCTAATTCTAAATTCAAGTGTGACAACCGCCCGTTTTAGCGGTGTATTCGTTGTTGTGTCGTCCATCACTTGAATTCCACTTGCTTGATAATTTAAAGCCCAATAATAGCCTTCTGTGGCTTCTATCAATCTAGCTTCATTAAAAAGAGCAGATGCCATATCTGACACCTGCTTTCGTTTCTTCTGTAATCCCCAAACGGATAAAACCACAATCACAGACCCTTTAATGTCAGTTTTATTTACTTCATGGATGGTCTGAGTGTTCTCAAATTCCACAAAGGGATAACCAACATCCTCTAAAGTTTTGTAATCATATGTTTTGTATCCTAGTTTTTCTTGGGATATTTTAAAAAGTTCATCAAAAATTGATTGATCTCTTGTCTTAATCATTTGAATAACCTCTGCATGTCTTTCATAAAGATTGCTTTCTGCACATTAAATGCGGGACCAACGAAAGGTTGAGCGCTCATGAATCGAGTTCCATATTCTAAGTACGGACTGTAATCACTCTGCGGTCCAACTTGTGCAACAAAACCGCCTTCCAACAACCACATTTGAATTGATCGTCTAGTGAAGCCTGTCGGGTGCACAAACACATCCCCTTCCCAATGTCCATTAAAGCGGGCTTTTTCTTGCATGCGCTTAGTAAGCTCGGCTCCATTTGTTTTAACTACCATTTGCACATCTCTAAGCGTGACAGCTTCTTCCAAGTGTTTAAGCAGCTCATCCACACCTTTGTAACCCAATGAAACTTTCACTTTGCAATCACCTCCTGGACGATAATGCTATTCGTTGATAACAGGCTGCGTTGAGCGACATCTTTGTATGTCTTTCCATTAAAAATAATGCGGTCATATTTTGGAACAACAAAAAGAGGCATGGTTCTGATAACCTTCGCCCCTTGTCGTATATCCCCAAAAATCGCCACACTTCTATCTGTTCCTAAGTCCGTTACATTTGCGTTTGTTGTTACCGTAATCGGTGCTTCTTCTATCCACTCGCCTAATTCTGGATCGTAACGATTTCCTTCTCCATCTTTTTCAAAGATAACCTCATCTAAAAATCTCATAAGAACCGCACGCTCCCTTTTCTAGGTTTGTACAATTCTTCGTCATCTTTCCGTTTGAAATCATCAATTTCCGATGCGTATTCTGAAAAATCGGAATCAGGGAAAGCCATCGATAAACCCTCTTGAGCGTATGAAGTCATGCCCTCTTGCCCAATTCGGTTAAAACGTTTGTTCGTTACGTCAAAAACGATGTATTCTAGTGATTCTGGTGTAACAGAAACGCCTAGCAATGACGCTAAGCGCTCTCTAGTTCGTCTCTCGATAACTTCTAGCTTATCATCTGTAGAACCGCTTAGAAGCTTCTTAACGTCATCTTTAATTGCCATTCGTACCTATCCTTCCTACGGCTCAGTCAGTGTCAAAACGTGAGTATCTGTGTGTGATCCATCTTCCGTTTTTATTGTTGTCGTGTATTTACCGGCTGGTACTGTGTCAGTCCAAGTGATATTACCGCTAGAAGAAACCGTCAATCCGCTTGTTACTGGCGCAATTGAATACATCACTGTTTTATTTGTTGCGTTTTGTGGCGCAACGGTGGCTGTTAATTGTCTATTGCCAGCAGTCCCCGCAACTGCGCTTGAGGTTTTAGGCGTTACAGTAACGCCTATAACGGGGATTGTTACTCCCCCGCCGGTTCAATTTTACCGAACGCAGCATCTTTGACGATCATAAAGCCGACATCCATTGTTGCACGCAACGCAACCAGCTCTTGTTCAAACAAGTTTACAGGAGTGCCATCTTCGTTTTTAAGCGTAGATAATTGCGCATCTTCTGAAATCTTGAACGAAATGTTGAATGGGATACCATAGAACATATAGTTAAAGTCACCAGCGTACAATTCACCTTTACCCAATGCTTTCAAGTCAACCACAGGAAGGCCATCAATTGTATTTGCTGAACGATCATAGATAAATTCAACATTTGTTCCCACTGTTTGAGCAGCAGAACGCAATTCCGTGCGGTTTTTACGATTTGAGATGAATGCATTTGGTTCAAATTCGTTTTCACCCAAAGCATCTTCTAATGCCAAAATGTTGTCATAAGTCAAAGGACCTTTGATAACATTAGCCGCTGCAACAACAGATTCTTTCAAAGATTGTGGAAAAGGATTGTCAGTGTTTAGTAACGCAGCCGCATCAAACTTTTTGTAGAAAGCTTCTGCAATTTTAGGTTGCATCACCGTGAAGAAATCTGACATTTTATAATGCAAGTATTCACGAGACACAGGGATAATTACACCTAGCTTTTTAGCAACCATTGTCGCTTGCAACCATTTAGGTTTAGACGTTTGAATCTTTTCACCTTCGCCAACCCAGTATGCGCCAGGACCTTCAGCAAAGTATTCAAATTTCTTTTCTTTATCTGTCATTTCTTCGTATTTTGCCAATTGCATTACTTTCGAGTTTTCCATGATGTCGTTGATAATCAAAGTATTATACTTGTCAGGGATTTTACCCTCTTTAGTTTCATAAACTGTTACGTTATCTGGATTCCATGTTTGTGCCATATTGTTTATTCCTCCTATTTGATAATTCGATTTTTAGCAGCTAGATTAGCTACCGTTTGTTTTGTTTCTTTGTCAGCGGTAAATTGTCCGCCCTCGCCCGGTGTAGATTGGCGAGCATTTTCTTTTTTGATCTGTGATGCAAACTTAGTGATAATCGATACAGCCTTTTTAGTAGCTTCTGCATCTTCCGAAACAATCAAGCCAAGCAATTCATCATCTTGCGGCAAACTAGCACTAGAAAGCATTTTAGAAGCCTCTGATTTCATCTCGCTTAAAGTTTGATTACGTTTTAATTCAGCAATTTCAGCTTCTTTTTGCTCCAATTCATGTTGCAATTTTTCTTCCGCGTTCATTTTGGCTAGTTTCTTAGCTTCTTCTTTCTTTGCCTCAGCTTCTTGTTCCCAGCTTGCACGAGCCTTTTTAGTTTCAGCAGCAATCATCTTAGCTACATCGTCACGAGAAAATGTTTTGCCCGTTTCTTCCTTCTTCGTTTCATCTGTGGTGGTTTCAGTTGTTTCAGCCGACGTCGTTTCTTGAGTACCACCATCTTGTTCCGCAAAGTATTGTAAGTGCATAGGCATTAATAAACGTTTTTCATGATTATTCCTCCACGGTTACGCCGCTACCCGATAAATTAACTAGTTACGCCAGTCAGTCGGAACAGCTTTCTCTTTAGTGCCTGTAAGCAGTAAGAAGGCATAATAAAAAGCCGTTAGCGAATGGGCTAAGGCTTAGTTATTGGCGATCAATATAAGGTGCCGTACTACATCTGCAAAATGGATGCATCGGCGCACAGTTTAAACCAGGCGACATATCATCAACACGAAACGTCTTGTCGTTCAATGGTAAGCAAATTCTGCATGCGGTAGGCTCTGAAATGAAAACAAACTCTTCAAATTCCATGTCCAAATAGCTTTGTTTTTGAATCCCAGTCTGCACTCTTGTGGTCTCTGTTACCATCAACCGTTGCGTATTAAATTTAGTATTCTCTCGCCCTTCTTGTGTAAGATATTTGGCTAATTCTGGCGCTAATTGCTTAGGATTACGTCCCATCGTCACACTGCGGACAAGCAATTTATCTAAATCAGACTTAAGTTCTGCTTGATACATCCACAGGTTGTCGCTAAATGTTGCGAACCCTTCTGCTTTAAATGAACTGTTCAACACTTGCTCCACACGCTTGCCGTAATCGCTCTTAGAAATAGTCATATCCAAAATGCCGGCTTGCCGTTTTAATTCTTTCAATCCAGCTTTAGTTAGTTCGTTTGAAAAATATTTGTCTAAATCATCGAACGTAGCAATCAATTCAAGTCCTATGTTTGCTTTTAACAATTCCAAGCGATTGACACGCATTGTAAGGTTGTATAGTTTCAACTCCTTGTTTGCTGTAGGAGAGAAGTCTTTTTCTTTAACATATTTTTTAGCTTTACGAGCAAATGCCTTAACGTCCATTTCGCTTGCACGCTTCATGGCTTCGCTACGAGTGATTTTCTGACCGTTTGAAAAACTATCCCACTGCGCATCTATCTCTTTCTGTATCGCATCCTGTGCGTATTGCAATCGCTTCTTGATTTCAGCCATGCGAGATTTATCATCTTTAATCTGTTGCTCTTGCCATGCTTTTTCACGCTCGATGAAGTAATCTTGTGATTTCACTTAATCACTCCTTGTCATTGTCAAACACACCTCTACCTGTTGGCGTTTCAGCATTTACACGTTCCAATTCTGCTTTTACATCAGGGACAAACGAAGCAAGTCCCAATATAGTTTCTTGGCTTATCTCTGCACCTGCATCAACTAATGATTTTAATTCTTCCAGAATTGCTTTAGGTAAGTTAGGTGTGAATATCACTCGCAATCCTTTTAAATCTGAATTTTCAATCTCAGCAACATTTGATTTCAAATTAAACAAAAGACGGTAGCGTCGCATAAGACCTTTCTTGAATAGCCTTTGCTTCACTGCCGTCATCTGTTCGAATCCGAATAATTTATATTTCATTGCCTCACCAGATTGCACGCCTGAGAAGTTGTCATCCGTTAGGTCAGGTACCATCGAAATCTCGTGGATATCTTTTCTTACTCGGTCTTTATAAGCTTCAACGCCATTCACATCATATTGCTTGTAAATGTAGTTTGCTGTAATAGATGTCTTGTTGCCATTGATATCTGTACCAGATTCTAGTAGCAACATGTTTGCATCTTTTTGCTTGATCGCATCTTCTACTGTCAATCCAGATGCTTGAATGTCACCGCTAATCACTAGAAGTGCATCATTTAAGTCTGTCATATAGTTTGCTGTATCTGATTGGGCTGCATCATATAAATCCATTAGTGAGAGAGTATCCTCGTACAAACCCATTCTGAAACGATTCGGTGAATATTCTGTAATCGGTACTTCTTTGTGTTCGTGAGGTTCCTCTTCTGGGTTTTCAAGTGAAATAGAGTGTAGAGACGTTTCTTTGAAATAAATAGTTTTATCTGATGTGTAGATAATCGGCTGAATGAATTGCTTGTCAGCGATTTTTTTGAAAAATCTCGTTTTAGGATATCTCACCGCCAGTATAGGCTCACGTTTAACAGTCGTGTCATAGACAACAAACGTCTCAAACACATTTGCTAAATCTACATAGTCGATGTCGTCTTTGTCTCGGTAACTGATTTCATAAG